TCTTGTATTTTTTAACAGTAATAATAGTAGTATAATAGATAATAAAAAGCTGCAAAAACAATATCCCAATTTTGTGTTTAAAGAAGTAGATGAATGGTCTTTAAATGATCCTACAACAACTTCTAAAAATTTTTTACTAAAAGATGATAAATTTTATATAGATAATGAATGTATTTTGTTAAAAAGATCAAATGTATGGGAATTTAATCACACCTAAATAATTATAATATGGCAAAGTTAAAATATACACCAGATAATTTCAGTTACCTTTCTCCCGTTGGGTTTCAGTTTGCCGTTAATAAACTGCCTAATGTAGAATACTTTTGTCAAGGTGTAACACTCCCAGGTATTAGTTTACAAGGAATACCAGTACAAACTCCATTCACTGCTATACCAATACCAGGTGATAGAATAGAATTTCAAGAATTATTAATAAGATTTATTATTGATGAAGATATGAAAAATTATATTGAAATATTTGAATGGATGAAAGGTTTAGGTTTTCCAGACAACTTTGATCAATATAAAGAAGTACAAAAAAGTGATCCACAAAATCTTGGTCCAGAGAGTGGTATAGTATCTGATGCGGTACTGTTAATTTTATCAGGAGCATCAACAGCAAATTTGAAATTTACTTTTAAAGATGCTTTTCCCACACAGTTAACCAGCTTGACATTTGATACTAATAATGAAGACATTCAATATTTACAAGCTGATGCAACATTCACATATAGGTCATTTGATATAGAAACACTTAACGATTAATTACATTATGAAAATTGAAGATATTGAAGGGTTATGGGATAATGACTCTAAGATTGATCCATATGATTTAGATTCTGAATCCTTAAAAATACCAGAGTTACATAACAAATATTGGAAACTACTCAATGTAGAAATTCTATCTTTAAAATATTTGGAATCACAAGTAACAATTCAAAGAAAAAAATTATGGGCATATTATAATGGTATAAGCATAGATGAAAATAGTAATGAAGTTTTTAATGCTAAATTAAAACATAAAGACGACATAAATGCTTTTATAGATGGTGATGAAAAATACCAAGAAGTGAAATCAAAAATCTTATTACAAGAACAAAAAGTAAAATACATTGAAGCAATAATAAAAGAATTGTCTCAAAGGACATGGAATATTAGGAATGCAATCGAGTGGCATAAGTTCAAAGGTGGTGAACCAACTAAGGGATAATGTTGACACCATATTCATATCAAAAATAAATGAAGCGTACATTAGAGTAAAATCAAATCCATCAGTTTTACAAGAATTGACAGATTACTTTACATTTAGTGTTCCAGGGTTTCAGTTCATGCCAGCGTTTAGAAATAAACTATGGGATGGTAAGATACGACTGTTTAGTGCTTATGATCAAAAATTATATTATGGACTACTTCCATATGTTGAATCATTTGCTAAAAAAAGAAATTATCCTTATGTCAGTCAAATACAAGAATATGTTAAAGTATCTGATGAAGATTTATTTGATTATGTTATAAATTTAAATCTTCCTTTTGATCCTCATGATTATCAATTTGATGCAATGAGAACAGGTGTAATTTTTAAAAGAATGTTATTAGTTTCACCAACTGCTTCCGGTAAGTCATTTATATTATATCTTCTCATTAGATATCTTCAAGACGTATTAGATAAACAAAAGATATTATTAGTTGTACCCACAACATCATTAACATCTCAAATGTATACTGATTTTGGAGACTACTCTAAAAACAATGGTTGGTCAAATAAAGAAAATTGTCATGTAATATATGCGGGTCAAGATAAAGTATCAGAAAAACCTATCATTATCTCTACTTGGCAGAGTATATATAAAATGAAGGAAAATTACTTTTCCCAATTTGATGCAGTGTTTGGAGATGAAGCACATGGATTTAAGTCTAAATCTCTTACAAGTATAATGACCAAGTGTATAAATGCTGATTATAGAATAGGTTGTACAGGAACATTAGACGGAACACAAACACACAAGTTAGTACTAGAGGGTTTATTTGGAAAGGTTTATAGATCAACAACAACTAAAGATCTCATAGAAAAAAAGATACTATCACCTTTCAAAATAGAATCTTTGGTTCTTCAATATACAGATGATATATGCGAATCTGTAAAAAAACATACATATAGAGAAGAATTGAATTTTCTTACATCAAATGAAAATAGAAATACTTTTATTAAAAATTTAGTATTGACGCTAAAAGGAAATAGTTTAATTCTATTTTCTCTTGTGGAACATGGAAATGATCTATATCAGATGATCAAAGGGAGTTGTGATGATAATAGAAAAGTCTTTTTTATTTACGGAGGAACTGCTACAGAACAAAGAGAGCAGTTTAGAGGAATTACAGAACAATCAAAAAATGCCATTATCGTGGCAAGTTATGGTGTATATAGTACTGGCATCAATATTAGGAATCTCCATAACATTGTGTTCGCTTCTCCTTCTAAATCAAGGATAAGGAATTTACAATCTATTGGAAGGGGGTTGCGTAAAAGTGAATCAAAAGAAATAGCAACCTTGTATGATATTAGTGATGATTTAACATGGAAGAAAAGAACAAACTATACATTAAATCATTTAAAAGACAGGATACAATTATACAACGAAGAGAACTTTCCTTACAAGATACGTAATATCAACTTCAAAGGATAACACTGACATTATAGCGTAGTATTTTTAATTGTCAAGTTAAAATAAGGATCTTGACTATTTTAATTTGCTATGATATACTATATTTAATTAAAAAATATAACAAGGAGTATTCATGGCGTCTAAACATTATGTTAACAATCAAAGATTTTTTGAAGAAATACAAATTCATAGAGAAAAATATTTAAAATCTGTTGAACTTGGAACAGCCCCACCAGATCTATCAGATTATATTGGTGAGTGTTTTATGTTGATAGCAGAGAGATTATCACATAGACCTAATTTTATTAACTATGCATTTAAAGATGATATGATTTCTGATGGTATTGAAAACTGTTTACAATATGTAAATAACTTTGATCCAGAGAAATCCAAAAACCCATTCTCATATTTTACACAAATTATCTATTATGCTTTTCTAAGAAGAATTCAAAAAGAAAAAAAGCAATTATATATTAAATATAAAACAATAGACAAGAATAGATTTTTAGAAGATAATGTTGATTATGTTGATTCAGACAGAGTTACCTCTGCAACAGATCAAGTTACCATGGATAAATTTTCTGAGATATATGATTTCATTGAAAGTTTTGAGCAATATAAAAAGAAGAAAACAAAAAGGAGAGAGAATGCAAATAGCATTGTTGACTGATACTCATGCAGGTGCAAGAAATGACTCTACAATATTCAATGAATATTTTTTAAATTTTTATAAAAATCAATTCTTCCCTACATTAAGAGAAAGAAAAATAGACACAATCATTCATTTGGGTGATTTATTTGATAGAAGAAAATTTATAAACTTTCACACTTTAACAACTTGGAAAAAGGATTTTTTTGATGTATGCAAAAACTTTAACTGTCATTTTATTTTGGGTAATCACGACATATATTATAAAAACACAAATGATGTTGCTAGCACAGATCTCTTATTAAGAGAATATGATTTTAATGTTTATGGTGAACCATGTGAAATGGAATTTGATGGTTTAAATATTCTATTCATGCCATGGATTAATTCTGAAAATTATCAATTGTGTTTAGATTCTATGAAGGATAGTAGTTCATCAATAATGTTTGGTCATTTTGAAATTAATGGTTTTGAAATGTACAAAGGAGCATATTGTAATAACGGTATGGAAACAGAAATATTTAAAAAATTTGATACTGTTTTGAGTGGCCACTTTCATCATAAATCTGACAATGGGAATGTTTATTATCTTGGAACCCCTTATGAATTAACATGGCAAGACTATGCTGATAAAAAAGGATTTCACATCTTTGATACTGAAACAAGAGAGTTAGAATTTATTCCTAATGAAAGGGTCATATACAAAAAGATTTATTATAATGATGAAAATAAAGATTTTACAGACATTGTTAATCAAGATTATTCAGACTATAAAGGTTGTTATGTTAAAGTTGTTGTTGAGAAAAAAAGTGATGCATATCTTCTTGAAAGATTAGTACAAAAGGTGGAAGAATGTGATCCAATAAATGTAATGGTTGTTGACAATCTTTCTGACATCTTTATGGAAGAAGGAATGGAAGACATTGAGTCCGCAGAAGACACTATGTCAATAGTCTCAAAGTACATTGAGGCTTTGGAAACAGAGGTCGATAAAGAAAAACTTGACTTTTTGATGAAAGACTTGTATAATGAATCATTACAAACTGAATTTAATTTGGAGTGAGT